ATGAAGGTAAAATGAAGAAGCATACTAAACTTTATCTTAAATTCTTTGGGTTTGACGAAAGCGACTTTATACCTTGCGAGATTTGTGGTGGTTTAGCAGTAGATATTCATCACATCGAAGCACGAGGAATGGGTGGAACTAAACAAGCCGATACGATTGATAATCTTATGGCACTATGTAGGGAACACCATTTAGAATTTGGCGACAAAAAGCAACATAAACAATATTTATATAATACGCACGAGTTTTATATTGAATTAAGAAAAAGAGGTAAACTATAATGGCAAAGAAAGCAGTAGCATCAAACAAGCAAGTATCTTTTGGCAAACGCAAAATGGGTAAAGCCAAGAAGCATAAGAACAAGCGTGATGATGCAAAGAAATATAGAGGTCAAGGAAGATAATAATAGTGAGAAAATAGTGAGAAATGGCTAACAACGAAAATTTAAAACCATTTAAGAAAGGCGAAGTAGCTAATCCAAATGGTAGACCAAGAAAGTATGTTTCACAACTTCGTGAACAAGGATATAAATTAAGCGAAGTCAATGATACTATACAGGTCTTAATATCAATGACAATAGATGAACTCAAAGAGGTTTACACAAATCCGAAGGCGACGATACTTGAAAAAACTATTGCAAGTGCAATGCGAAAATCAATCGAAAAAGGTAGCCTATACTCTATTGAAACTTTACTTACACGAGTATATGGCAAACCTAAAGAACAAGTTGATCTAAATGCTTCGGGTGGTATGGAGATAAAGGTTGTTTATAGCGATGGAAGTAACGATACAACTGAATAAACCACACGAGGGACAACGTGCAGTATTAGAAAGCGATGCAAGGTTTAAAGTTCTTATGTGTGGTCGTAGGTGGGGTAAATCACTTATCAGTAAAAACATTTCAATAACTGAAGCACTAAATGGTAGAATTACAGGATATGTTACTCCTACTTATGCGTTGGCTAAAGTATTCTTTGACGAGATTGCAAAGATAGTACCAAGCGAGATTGCAACATCAAATCGTTCGGACTTGACTTTCAAGTTTGTAACAGGTGGAGAGATACGTTTTTTTACAGGCGAACGCCTGGATAATTTTCGTGGTTTGCGTTTGCACAATGTTATCATTGATGAAGCAGCATACATACCACATTTACAAGATGCTTGGAATAACGCAATAAGGCCAACGCTAACGGACTTTCAAGGTAAAGCCATATTCATATCAACACCAAGAGGTAAGGACTTCTTCTATGGCTTGTATTTGCGTGATGAAGGAGATTGGAAATCTTTTAAATATACAACTTATGATAACCCACATATTAAAACTCAAGAGATTGACGAGGCTCGTGCTTCGCTACCTAAAGCAGCGTTTGAACAAGAATACCTTGCGAACCCGTCAGAGAATGCAGCTAACCCTTTTGGTATTGATTTTATTAGGCAAAACATTTCGACGTTATCCAATGGTAATGCTACTTGTTATGGTATTGACCTTGCTAAATCTTACGATTATTCTGTTATACTTGGGTTTGACCACAATGGCTACGTTTGTCATTTCGATAGGTTTCAGTGCGATTGGTCTACTACGAAAGCCAAAATACGACAATTAGATAATGTACCTAAATTGATTGATGCAACAGGTGTAGGAGATCCGATAGTTGAAGAACTACAACGTGATGACCATTTGATTGAAGGCTTTAAATTTACAAGCACAAGTAAGCAACAACTAATGGAAGGATTGGTTACTTCAATTCAACAAGGTGTTATCAAATATCCCGATGGTATTATCGTAGATGAGTTGAGTATCTTTGAATACCTATATACTGCAAATGGCGTTAAGTATTCAGCACCTAATGGAATGCACGATGACTGCGTTTGTGCATTGGCATTAGCAAATAGGATATTCATTAAGTCGCAATCGTATGGTAAATACAATTTAGTTTTTTAACTTTGCGTTATGAAAGAATTAGCGTTTAAGTTTTTTGATGAAATGAAAGCTGGGCAAGTGGTAGCAATTAAAGAAATAGCCAAGAAAGATCCCGAAGTATTTAAGCAATACCTAAAAGATTATATTGATGCAGGTGGGAATATAACCATCTCAAGCGATTGGAAGAAGTTTCGTAAGGATAGCGATCCAAAAGATTTTGTATAGGAGCATAGGTATGTTCCTTTTTTTATACACTTATATTTATTAATATGAAGCATTGGGATAATATCACAATCGAAGATTACCAACACATTTACGGAATTATCGTAGATGAGAACTTGAATGACTTTGACAAGGAGGTTAAACTCGTTGCGCTGGTTAATGAATTGACCGAAGAAGAAATAGATAATCTATCTATTGACAAATTCAAGGAATTGAAAGATAGCCTTGCATTCTTGCATAATGGCAAGATTGAAGGTAAGTTAAAAGGAATTATCAAAGCAAATGGTACTAAATACCAAATCTCTTTAGATGCGTTTAAGATAACCTACGGACAATACGTTGATTTGACTTCGTTTATGAGTGCAGATGGTGGATTAGTTGGGAACTTGCATTTGATTATGGCTTCATTGGCAATGCCTGTAAAACGTAATTGGTTAGGAATACCTTACGTTGATGGATATGGTAGCAAACCACACAATGATGTTGCAGAAGATATGCTAAAAGCAAACTTTGCCGATTGCCATAACACCTGTATTTTTTTTTGCAAACTTATAAACGACTTAACAAAAGTTACAATTCGTTATTCGGTAAAGGAAATACTGAAGAACAAGAAAGCAACGAAGGAGAAGTTGAGAGAAATACTGAAACCTTTGAAGCAAGATGGGGGTGGGTTTACAATGCTGAACTTATTAAAGGATTTGAAGGAGTTGAATTAAATAAAGTTTGGGAATTACCAATTATACAAGCATTGAATGCGTTGGCCTATTTAAAAGATAAAGGTCGAAACGAACGAGAGCAAATAGAACGAATGAATAGAAAGAATGGCAACCGATAGTCAATTTTATGGTGGTATTGGTCAAAGCAGAAGTGTTTTGTCAAGCGATGTTACATTCAATAATGTTGAAGAAGTTCTTATTGTATTCGCAAATAGAATAGCATTACAAGCCGAAAAGAATTTACGTTCTAACAAACTTGGTAGAGATGTAAACGCAAGTGGTACTTTATCTGAAAGCATTAGAGTAACACCTGTTACATTTATGGGTGGGAATTATTCCATTGAAATTGCAATGGTTGATTATTGGGAATGGGTTGAAGCTGGAAGAAGGCCTGGTAAAAGACCACCATTACGCAACATAGTACAATGGATCAAAGATAAGCAGTTGCGCCTTGACGATAAAGGAACAACTGCAAGAGGTTATAAGCGTGAAGGAACATTGATTTCTTCGAGTAGAAAGAAAGTAATAATGGGTGGTAAAAAGGTTTCGATATTAGAAGCAACTGCCTACAAAATAGCATCTAAAATTGCAAAGTATGGAACGAAGGCAACTAACTTCTTATCAGATGCAGTAGAAGATTATAATGACGATTTAGTAAAAGAAATGGCAAAAGCATTGAAAAAAGATATTGTTACAATCATAAACACTTCAACAAGAATAAAAGCATCATAATGGCAATTACCTATATACAAACACCAAAAACTTGGACACCTGTAAGCAACGATATGATTTACTATGTGCAAACAAATAGCGCAATTAGTAATTTGTGGTTAGAGATATACGTTCAAAGTTCATTAGTAGCAAGAATTAAACTTGTCGTGAATGACGATGGGTTTGCATATTGCGATATTAAGCAATTCTTACAATCGTTTATTAAGAACGACCAAATACATTTTGACAATGTATTATGGAAAGCCTTGAACGATTTAAGTTACTTCGTGAATTATAGTGTGGTATGTGTTGAAACAATTGGTGGTACTGAATACGCTGATAATACAAGATATGCTTTTAATGGTCAAATTCCTTTTGTTGATTTTGTGGAATACGATGAGCAATACAATACGAGTTTATTGCCATTAGGTAAATTCTTAACAAATTCTCCAAGAACATTAAAGACCGATTTCATTCGCACCAACTTTTTAAGTTATATTGATGGATCTCCAACTGCAGTTAAGATACGTTTAAGAACATACGAAAGTGGTGCAGTTATTCCAACTCAAGTTTACGAGATAGATATTGACGATTTGTCTGCACTTGCTGGTATTATCGCATTGAATAAAGAGAGCATTGGTGGAGAAGCGTTATTATGGGAAAACGTAAGTGAAATGTGGGAAGAATTATCGCCACAAACTTGGGACGAAATGGGTGGGTTTATTATCAATCCAAACGTAACGCAATACGATATTTGTTTAATTGATACCGAAGGCGATGAGGTTACTGAAAGGTTTACTTATAAGCTGGATAGCTATTGTTCTAAATATGAAAAAACTAATGTGTATTGGCAAAACTCTTTAGGTGGGTTTGATAGCTACACTTTTAATATGGTTAAGAAGAAACGATATAACATTGATAGAAAATCTATTCAATCAAATCCTTACAACTTTACAAACGAAGGATATTCGCAACATACAGGAAATGTTTTTAACCTATCCAACCAAAACTATTTTAGTAATTACAACGAAGCATTGATCCTAAATTCTGATTTACTTACAAACGAAGAACACACTTGGTTTTGGGAATTAGTTAAAGCACATTCGATTTATGTTGAGCAAGTTATTAATGGAGTTAGTTATTACATTCCAACTACGATCAAAGCAACAAACTACGAACCTAAAATTAGAATTGTAGATGGTTTGCAAAATATAACGATTGAATTAGAATATGGTTACGATAATATCAAGATAACTAAATAATGGCCACACAAAGAACACAAATATATTTAGAGGGCGTTGCTCTTGATTTAGATAGAAATGTTGATATTGATTTTACTTATTCGATTACTGATATTTCAGATTTTGAAAAGCGTACAACAACGTATTCTAAAACGATAGTTCTTCCTGGTACTGCGCACAACAATTTCTTGCTTGGTAATTACTTTGATTTTAATATTAATAATGACTATTCTTCATTAGTCAATAACGTAGGTGTAAACTTCAATCCATTAAAGAAAGCATTCGCAAAAGTAACGCTTGATAATGTCGAAGTATTTGTAGGCGTTTTAAGGCTATTAGAGATAACTTCGAAAGATGGAGAGATACAATACCAATGCGCACTATTCGGTTCGTTAGGTGGCTTGTTTACTGCATTAGGCGATAGATTATTGACTGATTTAGATTTAAGTGATTTAGATCACACTTATAATATATCTACAATTACTAATTCTTGGAATACTACGGATTTACCTGCTGATGGGTTTGTTTATCCAAGTGCAAATTATGGAATTGGTGTAAATAATGCTCAAACTGAATTTGATGTTAGAAATTTTAGACCTGCCGTATCGGTTAAAAGATTATTTGATGAAATTATTTCACAAGCTGGTTATACATATCAATCAGATTTTTGGAATAGTAATAATCTCGATAAATTAATTTTACAAAATGGAGAAGAAAAGTTTAGTGCTTTTTATGATAGTTTAATAAAAGCAACACTACACGATAGGGGCGACCAATATTTTGATTTAACACAAGTTTCTGCAAATGGTTTAACTATTGATACTGATGCTTTTGGTTTTGATAGAATTGTAAATAGTACATC